GCAGCATCTCTTACATCATCCTGATATTGTGCAGGGCCACCATTGTTTATTCTTTTAGATATTAATCTTTCAAAATGTTCATCAGTGTCAGGCATCCAATATTCATATACTTGTTTCATAATGTTGCGTCTTCCATTCCTGCTACTCGTAGTTTAACTACGTTTGTAATCTGCCACTGCTTTTGATCAAGTGCTTTAAGAACACCTAACCACTTGTTACGTAGCAATGCAAACTCGTTGATGATTTTTTCGTAATCGCATACATCTGTTTCGCCGTCGACATATTTTTCTACATCACGACTACTCAATGCACGTTGATAGTTTTCTAGATACTTCTTAAAAAACGAGCTACGCAACTTGCGTAACTCGATATTTAAATATTCAAGAATAGCTTCGATCTCTTGAAGTTGATTAAACCGATGTTCAACAATACCTGGCATCTCAGCAGCAGCACGTTCTACATTGCCTTTGAGTTTCACTTCAGAGCGAGCTGTTACTAACTCGTTCTCAAAGTGTTGTATTGCGTTAGGTATTTCAGATATGTCTCGACTAACTCGACTATACCATCCCATTATTCATCCCATTCATCATCATCGTCTTCATCTTGATCTAGTTCGAGATAATACTGAATAGCAGTATCAAGTCTTTTACTATTACCCATCATATCTTGTAACTGAACTTCGGACATTCCATAGTCAGCCAACATATCTACATAGCGTTCTGCTGCCATTTCGACATGCTTTTTATCCAAATATTCTTTAAACAAGTTCCACAAATCGGCTGCTATTTCTTCGTTCATACTACACTATTCCTCAACTAAGTTATCTTCGGTATTTACCAAATTGGCTTCTTGAGAAGCTAGTTCTGCTTCTTCTGCTGCTCTAGCTTTATCTGCTGCTAGTTTTGCAACTTGTGCTTCTTTAGCTGGCAAGTCTGCCATAACTTTGTCAAGTAGATCTCCTGTCCAACGTTTGCGGAATTCAATCATTACTTCACCATCACTGGTAATGTATTCATAACGATTGCCTTTCTTTTCCAGCAATCCTTTTGCATCCATCAAATCAAACATACCCGAATATGGATCCATGCCTGTTTCATATGGAATCTCAACTTGTACACTTTCAAAGGGTTTGTTGTAACGTGTTTTCATTACCTTACACGCTGCTCTAATACCATGCACTTGTGATGTTTTGTTGCCGTCTGCATCCACTTTAAGTTTAAGTTTCTTCATAGCAACAACCATTGAACTTGCATACACAAAGCCCGAACCACCTGAGATCTTGTCATCTGGATCAAACATATCTTGTGATGCATATGTGTGATTGGTTACACACATACCTACATTATAACTACCAAACATATTAACGCAGTTAGTTACAAGTGCTTTTAGTGCCTTTGCTTTACGTCCAAAGTCACCTTTCATATCACCTTTTTGGAACTGGTCCATTTCAGTTGGTGACATAAGCATACCTAACGAGTCAACTACAAACAATACTTTAGGACGTTCTTCTTCGGCCATCTGTTTATAATCTTCCATAAACGTACTAACTGTTTTAGCAACATCGTCGATCATTGCCATATTAAGTTTTAGTAGTTTGTCTTCACTTGTGTCTACCTTTAGTGCTTGCAGCCAAGTTTCGTCAAGTGCGTTCTCTGTGTCGATAAGAACAACAAAGATACCTTGATCCTGTGCGTACTTTACAATATTACCTGACACAATATAACTTTTACCTGCGCCTGATTCACCTGCAAATACTGATACCTTGCCCAGTGGAATACCTTTTTGAAAGTCACCACTTAGTAGATAGTTGAGTGCAAAGTTACCTGTGCTGATCCAGTCAGTTGGATCATTAAAGCCTGCGCTCATACCCGTAATAGATTTTGTCAACGAGTTACGGAACTTCGTTGGATCGAATGTTTTACTAGCCATTAAATTCTCCTAAAAAGCCAAATACAATATGGGTTGCATCATTAAGACGCAACCCATTTTAGTTTGCTATTAACCTTGACGTGAACGGATCATTGCAAGAATGTCTTGCGCTCCGCCTGCGTTTTCAGCTGCTGGTTCTGCTGCTGGAGCAGGAGCCTGCCACCCTGTATCAGTTGTTGCTTCTGCTACTGGTGCTGCTGCTGGTGCTGGTGTTGGAGCACTTTGACTCACAGCAGTTGCTTGTGGGCTTGCTTCTTTCTGCGGATCACCTGTACGTGCAGCCATTCCGCTTGGGCGGAAATAGTTGCTCCAACGATCTGCATCATATGCTTCACCGTCTACTGACGCTTCAAACATTTCTGTTAGAATCTTAATGCCAGCTTCGTCTGGTTTTTTAGGAAGAAAATCATTGAGATTAAACAAGCCATGTGTATTAACAGCTGCCATCTCTTGATCACTTAGTGGACGATCTCTACGTGCCCAGTTACTTGCACCATAATCAGCATAGCCACCTTTGGAACCTTTTGAAAGACGGAAGTCTACACCAGCAGTATAATCTGTTGGAAGTTCTTCCATGTCTGGGTCCATAAGTGCTGCTTTAATAAGTTGGAAGATTTGTGGACCAATAATAAAGCGTCGAATAGGATTCTCTGGCGAATCTTCTTTTAGTGGATCTTCAGTTACAAATCCTTGGAAGATATAACTACGTTTCTTCCAGTACTTACGACCCATGTCCTCAAGACTTGCGTCTTTAAACCAGCCACGTACTTCTTGCAAGATTGGGCAGCTTTCACCATACATTTCCATACACGGAACTTGTACTTGCACTGGGCGTGAATCTGTTTCACCCTTAACTCCTGCAAACGGAAGTTTGATCATCAAACGTTCTTTCCAAAAGAAAGTGTTTGAATCGTCGCCATCTGGCAAGAAACGAAGAGTTGCCTGTTCGCCTTCTTTCATATTCCAAAATGGGTAAATTGCGTTGTCGCCTCCGCCTGTGCGTTGACCGCCTGCGCCGGCTTCTTGTTCTTTGAGCTTTGCTCGAATTTCTGCTAATGATGCCATAGTGCCTTTTCTCCTATATGTTATGCCTATGTTAGAACAACAACTGCTGCTCTTGTGCCTGTAATGCGTAGCACATATTGTTATACTACACGTTTAGTTATGACTTGTCAACTAAAAAATGACAAGTTTTTAAAAGAATTAGCTGATTATTTTAAACCAGCTAACTCTTGTATTCTTGTAAAATCTGCCATCTTGCGGGCCTGATATTTTTCATATACTTGGCCTAGACGTTCTATGAACTGACTTGCTGGTTTGATATATCTATCACCATATGATTTTTCAACCATTGTTAACACAGCAGTTTCGCCTTTTGGAAATACGCCTTGTTGCCTATCGTAGTAACTTAGTATAAACTCGCCTAATGGTGTCTTTTGTTCTTTAGATGCAAGTACAATCTCATCACCGTCTGGACCTTTGACTTTGTCGCCTTTTTCCTTGCCGTCCATTTTAGCCTTGCGTACTGCGTGTGCATATGCATTGCCTTCGTCAGTTTCTTTTTCGCCTTCTACTTGCGCACTAAAGTTATCTGCAAACTGTCCTAACAATTTATCAAATGCTGCATCAATTTGAGATTCATATGCTGCACCACCAATGCCACGTGTGCCGCCACTTGGACTTGCACCAATATCTACTGTTGGTGCTAACTTGTAAATAAAACCACCTTGTACAGGATGTATTGTATAGTCTTCACCTTTTTCAAACTGTTTTTTAACCTGTCCAGGTTGTGCGGCTAGATTTTCTTCAGCGGCTTGAATTGCTTGTGCTGGCGTATCGTAAACTTGTGGTCTTGCTTGCGGACGTATACTAGTTTTTGGAGCGGCCGGTTTTGCTTGCGGACGCATATTTGATGGATCCATTTCCATGTCGCCACGTGGCGGATACACATCTGCTTCTGCAATCAAATCATCAAAATCCATTTCATTTGTTTGTGTTGCTTCACCGACTAGTTTATAAATGTATGGAAATACATCTTTCAAATCTTCATTAAACTGTTTGATAGTAAGTTGATCGATCCAGTTACTAGCAACATCAGCAGGAACTTCAGATTCTTCTATAACTACAAATTCTTCGAGTGCTTCTTTGTACATTGTAGGTTTTTGTAGTGTTTGTATTCTTTTCTTCACTGTAGTAATACGTTCGTTTACTGTACCCATGTGCTCTGCTAGGCTTTCTGCCATTACACTACTACGACCCATATAAGTTTTAAACTTGCGGAGATTTGAAAGTTCTTCACTTAGGCTTGTAATGTGTTTACCAAAGTCATCATATGGATGTCCGCCTTCACTAACGTGGATAGCCATTGCCCTTGCACCACTAAGATGCTTGAAAGGATATTTAAACTTTTCACCTTGTGCATTTTCAATAAAAAGAGATCCTATCTTTTTATTTCTACTTTCGCCTTCAATAATATCACCTGTATGTTTTATTGAAAGTTTAGCACTTCCAAACTTTTGAAAGCTGGTTTTGTGAGTGCCATACATTTTTGACTCTGCCATTTGTGTTTCTCCGCGATTTACTGCCATGCTTGCATAATCTCTTTTTGTAAAGTTAGTTCTGTTAATGTCTCTAACTTCAAAATTTAATAAACGTTTTTTTGAAAACATTCTCATTTGTTTTAAAAAGTCATACCACTCTTTGGTTTCTTCAGCACCAACTTCTTCTGTAAAGTCTTTGTTATACATTATAGTTACACCAGACTTTTCATCTAGTGAAACACTTACTTTACCTATATTAGTGTTTCCGCTTTTAAAATCAAACTCATAAAATCTTGCAAGACTAGGAGCACTTGTTATATTTCCTTCTGCATCACCGGTGGTAACGCTGGAATAACGTCCTCTAATCTCATTAAAAAGTTGTTCTGCTACTGTATCTAAATTTCTCATTGTATACTATTTATCAATAACTGCTACTAACAAAGATCGGCATTGGCATTTCATAATTTTCATCTGCTTCTATTTGATTAAATGTTTCGTACACTGTTGGATCCCAATCTCTCATCACACTCATAATTCTTAATGTTAATAATAAACTACTAACTAGATCATCGTGATGTCCGGGCTTTGCTTGAAAACTACTACCTGCTGCAATAAATGCTTTTAGTTCACTGATCAATGCTTTGCTGTTTATAGTAAGTTTGTCATTTTCAACCATTGTTTTAAGTCTAGCACACGCTGTTGTTTTGCTGCTGTGTGTGGTGTTAAATCCTTTACGAAACTTTCTTACGTGTCCTTTTTTCATAGGCTCACTTATAAACAATCCTGGAATATTTTCTTCTCCAAAATCATTGATAACAAGCAAACATGCTTCACCTATGCCGTTGTTTTCCACACTCCAATATATGTTGTTAGTAGACTTTGTTTCGCTCTCGATATATTTGCATACATCAGCAAGTACTCTAACTTGTCCTGGTATAGCAGTGAGATTGTGTTGCCATTCACCAACTTGCTCGTATCCAGGAAGTTCGATGATTTGTATTGCAGCATAATCACCACCAGTGCCCATACTTGGATCAAGTGCTACTACATAAGATTTTTTTGAACTAGGTTTTTTATACCAGCGTACTTGGCCCATATTAATAATAGGATTTGAACCTGTCATTGTTGCTAGTTTGATACTGTGAATAAGAGTTTCGTCAAAGATTAAAAACTCACAACCGTATTCACGTCTAAACTTTTCTTCACCAATACGTCCTATTTCCTCTTTCTTCCACTCTTCATCTCTGTCTGGATGTTCATGCCATTCGGCAATAAACGAGTGAAATCCGTTTATGCCTAAATCTTGTTCATTGCCATATTCGTCAAACTTTTGTTCTGCTTGCTTCCAAATAGTAGCAAAGGTATCTTCGTCACTGTTAGGTGTGCTGGTAATAATAGCACGACCACCTGTTGCAAGTGTAGGTGATATTGAAGTCCAAAACTCTTCCGCAATATTAGGTTGCACAAATGCAAACTCGTCACAGTATAGTAGCGAAATACTCATACCACGTCCTGTATTGCCTGTTGTTGTTTGACTTACAATACGGCTTCCATTTTCAAACTCAATACTACCTTTGTTATAACTTGTGACACCTGCTCTAATATGATCCGGACAAGTTTCGTACACAAAGCGTATACGTGACATAATCTCTTGCGCACCTGTGTATTTGTGTGCAGCAATAAGAATAGTTTGGTCTGGATTAAACATTGCAAACCATGCCAAATAGATTGCAGCACAGGTTGTTTTGCCTGTTTGCCTAGGCATCATGTTTATGTTAAATCTAAAACTGTGATAACTATCCATTAATCCTAACTGATATTCATAAGGATCAAATAATAGCTTGCCTTTTGTAGGATGCTGAATGTATGCAAACTTGCGAGAAAAATGCAAGTAACCCGTATCAGGATCCATGCAAGCTAGTAAGTCTGCAATTTGCTCTTCAGTAAATGTTTCTTTTCTATTCGCCTTTTTGATTAAGACGCCGTCTAATGATGCTGCCATATAATATTTATTCAAAAAAATAGCGCCCGAAGGCGCTATTGAGTTGGGGTAATATTTTGTTAATCTTCAGCTTTTGCTTTTTTCATTAGCATTTGTACAATCTCTTTATTCAACGCTGACTTCTTGATAACGTCTGCCATGTTGTTAGCAGCAAACCCACTGCCGCCAAACTCAGCTAATACTTCGCCAAGTCTTGAAAGTGCATTTGACATCATTAAACTAGTATCATCAGTTCCTTTCATGTTTGAACTCATGTCCATCATTTTGCGTCCAAGATTGTTGATGTCTTTGTGCTTGTTTTCAAAGTTGCTAGGCACATCATATTCTGCTACTGCTACTTCTTCATCTTCATCTTCTTCTTCTTCGCCGTCACGTTGTGCAATAGCTTGACTCATTGGTTCTGTTTTGTTGCCGTCTTTGTCTAAATCAGGAAAGTCTGGTCTTGTACCTTTTGATGCTTGTTTTTCAGCAAGTGCTTTTGTAAGCATTGCATGAATACTTTCTTTAGTATTCATTGGATTGTCGCCGCCTGCTGTTGCTGGATATGATCCTTTTTCTTTGTGTAAATCGTCGCCGCTCGGAATCATGTCACTTACATCGCCTGCATTTGATCTCATATATTCATCATCAGGTTCTGTAGTTGCATCGCCAAAGTCGCCATCATAATCTTCTTCTTCTTTTGAAATCATTTTGATAGTATCTGACATAGATGGTTCTTCAGGTCCTTTCGATCCGCATCCGCCCATTGGCTGACTTGGTCCGTGCATTTTACCACATATCGGACAAACACCATCGTCTTGATTAATATCATCAGCGCCGACTTCTTTTGCATCTGCGCCTGCTAGTTGCATAATGCGTAGTAGTTCTGAAACTTCTGCTGCACTTTCGCCATTTACACTAATATTCATATTAGCTTCGTTTACTTTTTTCATATTAGTCTCCTGACTGTTCTTTACGAGCTGTCTCTAATTCTTTTAATAGGTT